GTCGCTAGCTTCAGGACGAAGCTAGCAGCGCCGATGCAGTGTAGTCAGAGTCTTGTCAGTGGGCTGGGGGAATTCTTGAGTGAGTTCCCTCTTTGGTGCGACTGCGTCGCGTCCGATCATCTCAATGATGGTTGGAAGCTTGACGTAGAAGTACGGCCCGCTAGATTAGGCTTTGTGCCGAAGACATCTAGGACGGATCGGACCATCTGTGTAGAACCCTCTCTGAACGCCTTAGGGCAGAAGGGGATCGGTTCCTACATGAAGAAAAGGCTCGGTTTGTTTGGTGTCAACCTCCGTGATCAGAGTGTGAATCAGCGTTATGCATTGCTTGGGTCGATTGATGGCTCTTTAGCCACCATAGACTTAAGCAGTGCCTCTGACACTGTATCTTACGCTCTGGTTATGTCGTTACTTCCCAGCGGGTGGTTCGATTTATTGGACCTTTTCCGTTCGGAGTGCGTTGAGGTCCCGGGTGGTGTCATCGAGTTGGAGAAATTCAGCTCGATGGGCAACGCGTACACTTTTGAGCTCGAGAGCTTGATTTTTTATGCTCTAGCGCTCGCTGTGTGCGATTCCCTGGATCTTTGGGGTGAGCCAATCTTTGCTAGGTGCCCCGATGGGGTTACCCGTTTGCAGGTTTGCAAGTGGGATCTAGCAGTTTTCGGGGACGATATTATTGTCCCCGTTGGCGCTTATAAGCTCTTGGTGGAAACCCTAAACTGGTGTGGCTTCACCGTTAATGGTGATAAGTCATTCAGCACGGGTAACTTCCGGGAAAGCTGTGGCGCAGATTGGCTTTTCGGCTTTGACGTCAGACCTTGGTACCTCAGAGATGAGGTTTCCGAGAGGTCACTGTACATATCCCATAATTTCTTCATGAGGAAAGGTGAGCGATCCTTAGCAAGGATCTGCGAGTCTCGTACTATGAAGACCCATCGACTATACGGTCCTGATGGCTTTGGTGACGGTCATCTGATCGGCACTTTTGCTTTAAGGCCCGCAGCTGATGGTTGGGACGGTGGCTACTTCCAAAGTAGGCGAGGGAAGCGCGTCTCTTATGACAAAGCTTTCCAGACCGACGTCCTCATCCCTACATATGCCGTTGCGGCACGTATGGGTGAGGAAAGTCCAACGGACGCGTACGTAGTACGCGGTACGAAGGGCTATAGGAAGACGAAGCTCGATGATGCATTTCCGAGCAACCGGCGCCAAGACGGATCACCCGCGAAATGCCGCAAGGTAGGTCGAGGGTTCCGAGGAGGCATCGGATGCAAAGAGATGCGGAGAGTTGCCCGCA